GGGCGAAAGTGAAAGGTTAATTATGACAGTATATTTGGATATGGATGGAGTCATTGCAGACTTCTTTACTGCGTTTGCCAATGCAAACAATGTAACACATTGGAAGTCGATTAAGGATAAGGAACGGGCTCTTGTCGAAGCTCGAAACACTGACTTCTTTAATCGCATTGAGGTATTCCCAACATCACAAAAACTAGTGGACTTTGTACGTTCCACTGGTGATTGGGGTATCTGCTCATCACCGCTGCGTGGTGATCACAACAACTCTGCATACTGGAAACGAGTATGGTTGGAGCGTCATGGGTTTATGCCTGATGTAGAGAATTGTATCTTTACTAGTAGTAAGCATAAGTATTCGATAAACACATTAACTGGTAAACCTAACATTCTTGTTGACGATAAACCAGACAATATCAAACGGTGGAATGACGCTGGTGGTATTGGTATTCGTTACCAAGCAGATGAGGATGACGTTGATGTACTGATAAAGGATATCAAAAATGCTCTACGCAAAGTTTAGGGATTTCCAACCCAGAGAAGAATACAAAGGTTACGTTTTGGGGTGGGCAGACCATGATGATGGTGATGTTGTTAAGTGGGATTGGACTGTTTACAGGTTCGTTGAACTTCAGAAGTTTGAGACTTCACCCAATACCACTGCAACGAATGAGATGTATGAGGAAATCAAAAGTTTAGACATATCGCCCTATGAACGTGATATGTCTAAAATCAGAGATGAGTTTCAACGGACTGTTGAATGGTTACGAGCAGATGAATATTGGCATGAGGGCCCACTTTTTTCATAAAAACACTTGACTTGTTATCAAAACAATGGTATATTATAAGGGTAATGAGAGAGGCGATTCGCAATGATGATTGATAAAGAGTTTAAAGAGTTCATGGATAATGTGTGGACTATTAAAGAGATTGATGGTGTAAAGGTAATCGACCGTTCCTTGGGGTTTGGCGCTCTGCCTGATATCAATCTCTGGTTAGAGAATGAAACATGGGTGTCTGCAAAGGCACTGTGGGAAGCGAAACAAGGAGCTTGATATGAAAAGTATTATTGGTGGATTGTTGGTTTTAACTGGTATAATGATGGTTGCTGGTTCTGCTGGTGACTGTGACGGCAAGTGCATGGAGTATGCAAATTCTTTAGGTGATATGATGAAAACCGTAGGAATTGGCTTGACTATGTGCCTACTTGGTGGTATTATACTGTATGGTGAGAGTAAATAAGGAGAGACTTATGAATGTAGTAGATTTTGATGTGAATGAATATGTTGATTTGAACATGAGTTCTTTGAAAGGAACTATCACTACAACCTACGATAAGTTGGTTGAGGTGCTTGGTAAACCTACCTACACTGATGCAGACCCTAATGAAAAGGTGAATGCAGAGTGGAAGGTTATCGCTGACACTGGTGATGACTTTGTAAAGTTCTCAATCTACAACTGGAAAACTGGTTCTGTTCCTACTGAAGAGTACGAATGGCATATCGGTGGTTTTGGTTATGATGCGGTTGAAGCTGCGTATGGGTTGATTGATGGTTAATTACAATCGACTCATAGACAATGCCCTACTCGCACTGGAACGGTGCAAGGAGTCTGGCTCTGAGTGGGGTATCAATTATTGGACAGGAGTTGTCAATGCACTACTCAAACAAGCAAAGGCGAACAAGCAACTTAACTGACCTTGCAGAACAGTATGGTGAGTCTATCGACAATCTGCCGATGGACGTTTTGATGGAGGCGATATACAATGAGCGGCATGCATTTGATGCCCGTGTACTACACAAGTACGAAACTGACGGGCAAGAAAAAGAAACGTAAGGTTTCTGCAAAGATGCAGAAGGCACAGGCAGACCACGAGAAGTTCTTAAAACGTATGGGGTACAACCCAAAGGACAATACTGTGAAGTCGCCAATATACGAGTTTCCAGACTACTCTTCTGACCGTCCTAGTCTGCCGACTAGTGATGTGATTGATGGGGTTTGTGGTGCAAGGAAAGTACCCACATACACAGGTAATGTTGTTATTGGACAGGCTTACAACAAAGGTGGACTACAAGTCTTATCTACTCAGGAAGCAAACGACCCAATGACAGGAAAGCGTAGATGAATGAATTTTAAATTGTTACAGTCAGAGATGAATGTACTGCCTATGATGAAAGAGGTGGCAGACAATTTCGATGATTTTTATATAGACACATATCGACAGGATCAGATTTACTGTCAATCAGAAACAATGTCAATCAACCTAATTAAAGGTGTGGTTGATGACGAGCAAACACACTTTGACGATTCCCATACAGTAAAAAAGACTGACCAATATTACAACTATGATAACTGTAGACAGTTTTTGAATTGGTTTGAAAAGACATATAATGAAGAAATTTACAGAGTTGCAATCGTGCATCTCGGTTCAGAGCAACAAGTTTATCCTCACATAGATGGTGGAAAGTATTATGAGGATAAAAATCGGTATCACATGGTGTTGAGTGGATATTATGACTTCACAGTAAATGAGGAGACACAAAGATTCAACGCTGGTGAGTTGTGGTGGTTCGACAATAAGGCGATGCACCATGTTAAAAATGCAACTCCTATTCCAAGGATTTGTATGATATTTGATGCAAAAGGAAAGTGAAAATGCAGTTTACAGTAACAGAGTGGCACCAAGTGGCCTCTAACAAAACCTATGATTGGGATGAGGATATGATTATTGAGGAGTTCGGCTCTGTTGAACGACTCCGTGAAATTATCTCACACCAAGAGCAACAGATGTTTGGTGGTATGGATCCAGAAGGTGAAGAACCAACAGACGAAGAGTCAGATAAATTTTGGAATTTAACTTGGGAAACTGATTATGACCGTGATGACGATTGGTGGACTGATCGTAAGGGCGGTTATGACGTAACGGTAAAGGTAGATGACTAATGGCAAACCATGTACATTTTTCGGTGAACTTTCACCAAATCAACGAACAGGCTCGGGCGAAACTGCAAGAACTGTTCTCTCGTATTCGTACTGATAACGATTACAGTTGGTTTTCTGATATCTTTGTAGACGGTGAAGAACTCACTTATGAAGAATCAGAACAATACTCTTGGACTACAGAACACATCGGCCCTAAGTGGTGTTACTTTGAGGACTACAGTGCAGCAGAGAATGATGTGTGCTTCAATGGTGAATCTGCATGGAGTCCCCCAGAACAGGGACTTGTGAAACTTTTGGAAATCCTAGAACAGTATGACCCTAATATTATTACTTCTATGACGTATGAGGATGAGATGCCCAACTTTGTTGGTGTCTATGTCTATCAAGGGTCGGAGTGTTATGATGGATTTGAAGATGAGTGGGAAGAACTGCGTGATCGTGTAATTGCAGAGTCAGAAACTCTCACACCAGAATCGTGGGATGAAGAAGAGGACGATTGGGTAGACGATGAGGCCCGTGACACATTTCAAGAAGAAATGTGGGGAATCATTGGTGACTCCCAATGGCAGATTATCCATGAGTGTGTAGAACAAATTAAGGAAGATCAAAAAGAACAATGATGATTAAACCAGTGGACTATAGAGTCGCAACCTTGTTTGTGCAAGAGCGGCACTATAGTCCAGTGATGCCTAAACTTACAAAACACTATCTTGGCGCATATCAAGGTGAGGAACTGGTTGGTATTTTGACTTTGGGTTGGGGAACTAATCCAATGGGTACAATTCGTAAGATGTTCCCAGAACTAACTACGGCAGATTACTTTGAGATTGGTAAGATGTGCATGGATGAGAAGATGCCACGCAACTCTGAATCACAGATGCAAAGTCTTGTGATACAGTGGATGAAACAGAATACACCAGAAGTCAAGTATCTATACACATGGGCAGACGGAATTGTTGGTAAGCCAGGGTATGTGTATCAGGCGGCGAACTTTTTATATGGTGGATTCATATGGAGTGATGTATATGTAACTGACAGTGGGGAGAAGGTACACTTTCGGACTATACAACGCAAAATGAAGAAGGTGATGAACCGTATGGATACGAAGTACGGCCCTCGTCCATCTGACCAACATATGGGTGAACTAGGGTTCTCTCGTGTGTGGGGTAAGCAGTTTAGGTATATCTATCCATTATCAAAAAAGGCAAGGAAGTATCTAAAAGGTGATAAAAGCACTATGGATTGGACACTACCATATCCAAAGGATGAGGACTTGCAATGGAAGATTAAACGCCCTGGCGAGACATCCTACACAGTCACAGACACCATGCCATACGAACACAAGGGTGACAGTGTAGAACACAATTCAAGCAACGTGAATAAGGTTGCAGACAAGTATGGCGTATCGACATTGGAGAGTTTTTTCACATGAAAGTATTTGCGGCTGGACAGGTACAGCAGATGTTACCGACCCCTAGTTATGAGGTAGTCCACAAACCTAAAAGAAAACCTCGTGTTGTTGAACCAGTGAACAAGACTGAGAAAACAGGATTGAAACTGAAGAAGAAAAAGATTGATGTGACGGTATAAATAGTACGTCAAA